TAAACGAGACACTTCTAGTTCTGCATCTTCTGGAAGAACTTCGTTTGGTTTTGGTAATGGAACACCGAGCTGTTCTTCAATTTGTTTTCTATATTCAAAAGCTAAATGGTCTGCTATATGAGCTTCGATTGCAGCTTGGACAACTCCTGCGTTTGGACTTTGTCCTACTAGAGCTCGTATTTTAGGATCATTCATAAATGCCATGTGAACATCTAAGTGTGCTTGGTGATCTTGGTAGATAAATGCTTTTACCGGTTTACTATTAAGAATATTCATATTCTCTGATACTGGATCAACTGGTTTAGCTTCATCTTTGTTAGGGATTAATTTCTCTGCATTTTTAACGCCCAACACATCTAACATCTGTCGATTTAATTCTACTAAATCATAAATGTCTGGCGTTTGCTGCGCTAATTGCATAACTGCTTGATATTGAACAACTTTTTGCGCCATCGTTGTTGCGTTCGGATCAGATACGGGAATAACTTCTACTAAATCATAGTCTTCACGTTTAACGCCGCGCTCGCCTGTGGATGGATCATATGCATATGCAGGAGAAGTGTAGTCACGAATAATAGTTTTAAGAAGTTTAAATTCTTGTTTCATTGCATAGTGAATGCGGGCTTGTACAGCTGACATCACTTTGAGAGTTCTTTCTAATATTGCTAATGTAGTTCCAACAGGAGCTTGAGAAGACATGTCAGAAACTTTTAAATCTGCAGCAGAAGCAAATCGTCTACCTTCTTCAATGATTTGATTCATTAACTGGTTGAGAACTTGTGAGGGTTCTTTATAAGGCAGAGGTAATATGTTGTCTCTGATTGTGCCAGACGGTACGTCTACATCACGGAACTCAGCTGGAGCGATGGGTGTATCGTCTCCTTTAATTCTAAGTCCTCTTGATTTAAACCCGCCGGGTAAGTTTGATAAAGTACCTGCGTCAACTAATTGACGTAATATCATTGTGCCTGATTTTGCAAAAGCACCTATTAAATGAATTAGACCAAAACAATAGAATCCAAAACCTGGTACATATCCATAGTGTACGAAGTGCTGACGTTTTTGTTTTGTATCATCATCTGGATTCCAGTTACGTCTAATCGATAATACAGTTTGTGTTGAGCGTTCTATGGTTACAACGTATGGAAGAGCAATCCCTGTTTTTTCTCCGTCGTCTTCATCTTCATAACCTTCTAAATCTAAATCCACATGCATCTCAAGAAGTTTGAATCTATTATCTGTGGTTGCATTGAATCCCATCTTCTCTGCAATTTTCTTTTCTACTTCTTCTAAGTCATGTGATGGTTCGCCTAAATCTACATCACGATAAAAACCTGCGACTTGTAATTTGCGAAGTTCATTTCCTGTTTTACGCATGACATGAGTGACACGTTCTGCCGATTCTAAATCAGAAGCTCCGTAAGGAACAACTATGTCCTCAGCAGGAATATACATCGAAACTTGTCGACCTAAACTTGGATCATAATACACTTTTTTAAATGCGTTACCTGCTAATCCTAAACCCCATAACATCCTTTCATGTTCAGGTCTATATTCTGTCATCACGTCAACGAGTTGATAGTTCATGTTCTCTTGAACACGAGCAGACGCTTCTTGATTTTCTTTTGTTTCTTTTCCTATAATTTTTGTTTTGACTGGGCCGGCAGCGGGGAATGTTTCGGTCATAGTTTCAGCTTGGAACTTAACAAGAGCTTCAGTCATGAGAGGGTGGTAAACATTACACGCGCCTTCCCAAGGTTCACTTCTATCTTCTAATTTCAACCCTAATAAATCTAATCCATCTACATAAGTATCTAACCAATCGCGGCGAGCAGTTAAATCACCCTCATAGTCTTCTAGTAAATCACTTACTAAATTGTGAAGAAGTTGTTCATCCATTTCTTCCGCAAGGTTAGCATTAAATTCATCGTCTTCCATTTCATCAGGATCAATTTCGATTTCAAGCCCTCCTGCTTTAATGGTAACTTCTTCTGGGTCTTCAATTTCAATTTCTAAATCTGGTTCCATGTTAGCCATTTTAGCCATCATGTCATCTATGCCTTGAGGTGCTTGAGCTATCCCTTTATCTATGTCATTTGCTGCCATAATTATTTCCTAAAAAGTTTTCTAATTTGTATTTCTAACAAATTTACGATAATTAGAAGTATTAAATTTGTAAATCTTACAACTCTATACAGCATATAGCCGCTTTTGAGCAGGACTTCTAAAACCAGGTATATCATCTTCTTCATCACTGGGTAACCTTATAAATCCACCCTGTCTAAATCGAGCAAGAGCTAGTGTTGTTGCATCAACCAAGTCATCATTAGCACCAGATGGAAAATCATTACATTCTTCAACAACTTCATGAGCCCATCGTCTATCCGGAGCCCATACTATACCAGAACTAAATAAATCTGATACAGCATTTACGCGACTAATTTTATCTTGACCTTTACCTGGAGTAAATTCTCCGACAGGAATACCCATCCGTCTGAACTCCTGGTAGAGTGCAGCCCCATTTGATTTCTTTTCAACAATAAAGGCGTCAGGTTCCCAATCTTTATACTCTTCAATGCAAAGCTGCTTTAGCTCTGGGAATTCTAATCGCCGTTTTATTGCATTCAATAGTATTATATTATAATTATTGGTTTCTTCGTTAAAAAATACGCCCCACGTAGTTAATGCATTATAATCTGAGCGATTATTAGCTTCTTGAGCCGCGTCCAACGTCATAATAATAAATTCACATGGAGGAGGAGTTTCTTTTTCCCATACGTTCCACCATTCTCGTTTAATTAGTGCACCTTCTTCAGATACTGGATTTTGCATGTACTGTGCATTCCAGTAACGGACGTCTAATGCAGCACGACGAGATCTTAATTCCTCTAATGGCCAAAACTCAGGCCACAATGGAACTTCTTCACCGTTTTTATCTTCTAAAATTGCAGGGAATTCAACAACTTCCCAATCGTCGACGTCTTCATTCTTAATCATCTGATTAACAATCTGCCCTGTGAGGTCTAGCTTAGACCATCGCGTCATAACGACGATAATGGCTCCCCCTGGCATAAGCCGTTGTAAGGGACCCGATTGAAACCATTCCCAAGCGGGGAGGAATACATCCGGTTTTCCGAGCTTTGCATCTTGTTCTGAGTGAGGGTCGTCGATGATAAAGAGGTCAGCCCCACGTCCAGCAAGAGCGCCGCCAACACCAATGGCAAAATACTCACCATTAAAGTTAGTACCCCAACGAGAAGCCGACTTTGAGTCTGCTTGGAGCTCAATATTCGGAAACACGTCTTTATACGCGTCGCTACCCACGAGGTTACGCACTCGACGACCGAAATTAACTGCAAGGTCTGCTGTATGAGATGCCATAATAACCTTCTTCGCCGGGTGTTTACCCAAGAACCAAGCCGGCGCCAGGTACGATATGAGTTCACTTTTTCCATGTCGCGGAGCAATATTAACAATAATTCGTTTCTTTTTGCCTTCAGCGATGTCTTCAAAGAGTTGAGCCAGCCGTCTATGATGATCTCCTATAATATAGTTGGGATATACGTGTTTTATAAAATCTAAAAATTGTTTAGAGCCTCTATCTTTTGTAATTTGTTGTTTATACTCTTTTAAAAGCTGTAAATTGCGTTGTTGCTCCTTCTCTGTCATGTGAGGCAGCGCTTGTTCAAGCAATAATAGGTCTTTTTTACTGATCATCGTCGAATTCATCCTCGTCTTCGATCACTTCGCCCTCAATTACCCGACCTTTTAGCTCTTCAATAGTTCGTTTTAGCTCTTCTTCAAGCTCTTGGCCTGATTTAGTGACATGAGTAATTTCTGTTTTCTTTTTAAAGGCGTCTACTCCGTCGATTTCTCCAATCATTCGCAGGGCTCCGAGCTTATCACGAACACTTTCTGCAGCTTCATGAATTTTTACTGCATTATTAACAACATATAATTTTAAATCAGCAAGTTCTTCAACAATCATACAGTTAGTTTGACTAACTAATCCTGCTAAAAACGCCATTGTTTCGTTTGGATACTGTCCAAATTCAGGTTTTAAGTTTCGATTTGTTATCATTTCTCGAGCAAGTTGTTTTGCTTGTTCTTCGTGTTCTTTACTTGGAGCTATGTCCTCATTATTTATGTCAGCAATTGTTTTAATTGTATTACTTCTTACCTCAACTTCTTGTTCCAGACTCATTTCTGGGATAGCTTCTTGTTTTGTTTTAGGTATAGGAATATCTTCCTCAATCATTGGCATAACAACTGTAGGCTCAAATAAATCGTTTTCTTCTGCGGGAGATAATTTAGGTATTTTTAATTTACTCATGTGTCGCTGTTTACACCTTTTTTAATTTGCAGCTAGTAAACCGAATTGTAACATAATTTATAAAAAAGCGTATAATGTTAAAATGTTTGAATGGGTATTAGTTTTGTATTTAGATGACAGCCGACAGTATATCGGTAACTTTGAGTCATGCGCGCACGCAACACAGTACTTCCAAGAATGTGTAAAAGGAGATCTTAAATCGTGGTCAACAGCGTGCTTACATCAGGATTATGTTCAACTTCCCGAGGGCTTTACTCCAAAGTATCCCAAATGCAAATAGATTGGAAAGAGTTAGAGTTTGGTCCCATTAATTTATATACTATAGGAGCTTTGTGGAAAAATGGCACAAATTAAAGTTAGTATCGTTAGACGATACATAAAACCAATTAAAATATTAGTAGAAGCTGTAGACGCAGAAGAAGCTTTTGTTAAAGTCAATAATGACCCTGTTGTCAAAGCTCAA